AATAAAAATCAAAATAGTAACAGATAGTACAAATATTAAGTTATATTATATATAAACAATGGTATCCCGATATCCTTCTGTAAATATAGAAGCGGACTCTCCAAAGTTATATGCTACCGAACAATCTTATTATAATAAAAAGAGAGGGGGGTAGTGGAAGTGTAGTAGGGACAGTGCAATTCGCAACTGTAAGGTACTACGTTATACAATTCCTCGCGGAAAAGTATCGTGAGTATAGAAAACTGCAGCTACTAGGGTTCGCTGAGCTCGTTCGTCACGCGCAGTAGGTAATTGTGGAGTGGACTAGACTAGAATAAAACTATGCCCGCCCGCCCGCAAAGAATTATCTAGCTAGCAATACAAAATAAGGTTTCTTGGACCTTAGACAATTCACTAACCGGTCGTCCAGTTAAGATGAGTCTAGCCAAGAAGCTTATCAGGTGTAGAGGTAAGGGGGAAAGTGGACGACCTAGCGCCTACCTGCCTAACTTACGTTACTACAATAAAGAATTAAAGCGTTGTTAAAATTAATTACAATCAACGCTGTTGTTTAACGGAACTGTGCTTATAAACGGCACAGAACCGGGGTTAAAGAAACCCAAGAGGATAGAGCAAACGGCAACGGAACAAACGCGCATGCGCCTTTCCGACTTATAAACAACAACGAAGTAAAGCTTATGCATCTATGGACTGGTACAAAGTCTACCAGCTGGTTGGACACACAACCATTGGAACGGGTCACGCCGTTCACATCGCCTGGGCCTCTTCCCCAGCGTCACAACTAAGATAAAAAGTGTTACAAAAGTGCATTCTACCTATGGTGTGATAAGTTTAGTTAATTAATGGTGGATTAACTACTCCGTTTATTGGATTCCAAGCTCCGCCTGAAAGCTGAGCGCCTGGAATCTGACTTGTGTGTGCTCTATTTCCAATGACCTGAGAAGTACGGGGTAGGGGGCTTGACATAGAAGTTGACAAACCAGGAATGAACGGTATACCTTGATCGGTGTACTGTTTAGCTGCCCAATTTTTCTGTTCATTGAAGAAGTTATGTTGATTGCTCTGCAAGTACTTCTGAGTATCAGCCTGGATCCTCGCGGTTCCAAGCCCACCCCCAAGCTTTGCAGCACTATCAAAGAATTTGGAGCCAGCCATCGCCCCCAAAGCCCAGCCTGGTATAGCCATGCTTCGAGAGAAATGCGCAGGACTTGACGACTGGTTTCAAGCAAGCTCGATCCTGTAGGATTCGAACGTGCAAGTAGCAGCTGCTTGTTTTGTGAGGTTGTAAATAACGCCCTTGTATCCGTCGAAGGTACAAGTAGAGTGGTGCCAAGTACACAACAGTACCTTGGTAGTATGGTCATAGGCAAAAGAAGCCTCTGGACACGACTTCCCAATGTACCCGTGTAACTTATCCCACTGTGAATCAGAGAGAGAAGCAACAAGCATCAAAGAATATGAAAACATGATGAATTAATCTTTTCGAATATGAAGCAAAATTAATCGTTTTAGTTTTACAGAAACTGAGAGAAACCTAAGGTAGGCTCTCAAACACGGTCAATAGACACCTGAGCCGACAGCTCATTGACCTGACGCTCGAGCTCAATCATGCGACGATGGTGCAACATGTTAGATTGAGCAACCTCCTTGCCTGCTTGAAGCGTACGCAGCATCGCCTGATTTCTCAGCATGTCAGTAGTAGCTGATGGAATGACTGAAGTCCTGGTAACTACTGAGTAGAAAGAAAGTCTGTAGTCAGCGGCACGAAACAATACTCGTGTCGTGGGTGTTTTCATAGTTAACAAACCGTCGAAGTTGAGTTTGACATAGCCAATTGGCAGGTTGTTTTCCCGGAAAATCAAAATGAAGAGGAGCGCGTCATTTTCACCAAAGTCATTGAATTCCGCCAGACGGGTGAGGATACGAATCATGTACTCTGTATTGCAGCTTGAGTCGACTGCCCAGGCTCCCTTGTCTGACGCAGGGTAGTTGATTGCGGCAGGATCGCAAATGAAGTAGAGAGGGGATTCACCACCCAGCAAATTTTGAGCGAAGACACCATTCGGTGCGGGCCGAGCACGGACGGAATAGACGTAACCAGTCATTTGAGTATCAGGGATTGCAGTTGCGGCATTGTTTGGCAAAGCTGGAGTCGTTGAAAGTTCAACTGCAGTAGACCTGTTTCCCTCAGGTCTTGAAATATGACTAGCTGAAGCAATCACACCATACACACCAGCGTCACCAGGCCAACGAGCGAACTTATTCCATCTTGGGTCAACGAATGATGGACCAGCTGGTGAATAGTGTGCAAGGTTATTTGGAACGAACGGGTATGAACCAGGAAATGGAGACCCATCCAACCGAGTCTGGAAAGTGTGAAGCCAGTTAATCAGGACAGATGTAGTGGGATTGACTTCAAGATGTGTAACACCAAGGCCAGTGCAATTCGCAAGATGCGTTGGCCAATTTGGAAGAATTTCTTCATAAGCATTGTATGTCGTGATTGGTCCATCCACAACAGCAGGCCGAGGTTGAGAAAATGTTGCCTTTTCATTCAACTTATTCCAAATGCCGATCGAAATTGACTGCTGTCCAGTTGCGCTAGTTGCGAGGGGCAACGACACAGAAGCACAAAAATAACCGCCGAAACTGTCAGGATTAGACAAGTTTAATGGGTTATAATGGTACATCACGGGTCGCTGGTCCATCACAGCATAACCCTCCATTCCGAGGTGTTTCGGATCCATCAGTTCCCACTCAAACATCGAAAATGCCGTCGGATTAGTGATAGTAGTAGGATCTATATTTGGGGGGCACCTCCAGAAAGTCAGAGCACCAGCATGAAAACCGGTACCTGCCACCTTGATTCCAAAGTCAGCATCAGACGTATGACAATTATAGATACTACAAATCTGTTGTATCGCATAATTGTACCGAGACCAATGTATGGGAACCGAGTATAGCAGAGTACCAGGGACTTGCGTGGTATTCCAACTGAACTGGGAGAGCTGAATCATGTGTTGATAGACATAGGGATCAGGTTTGTTTACTTGACCAACGTGAGTGGTTACCTCACGAGGGCTCGGATCAGCTACATGAAGTGAGGAGATGGGAGAAGCATTTATAGAAGCCGGGTCAACAGATGTGCCTGGCTTCTCACCGGGGACTGCAGGTGCTGCCATGTTATGTCGTGAAATGGATAACTAGGAGGAACAACCATAGGCCAATAATCAAGCCGCTCAAGATCCTTACAAATGTGGATCCCGAGAAACCAAGGGCAGATAATGCGAAAATAGCCAAGTGGACAAAATTGAAAAGTAGACTGATGTGCATAACTATCAAGGTTATGAAGTAACAAACAAAGCTGTGAATAAAATTCGTCCTCAGTAAGGGTAAGGGAAATGGTAATGTCTGCGGTTTCATGAATCGAAGTCATCAGTTAAGCCTTTGACCTCACGTGGTTATCTCCAACAACAGACCACGTAGTACAATTTAAATCAGTAACTATTGAAACTACCTCTGGGTAGTCTTCAAACGAACAAGAAACTTGAAAGTCTCCCGCCCAGTGAAATTCAATTACAACATCTAAATGTGACAACGCTTGAAGAGCAGCGTTGTGATAAGGAGGGTAATCTTGACCAAAAGGAGGATAACAAACAACCGAAACATTGACGATATTAGTCATGACAAAGTTATACAGAAACTTAGCGTATTCAAAGAAAGACGCTAATCGAAGAAGCACAACAACGCTTCCTCATATCGCGGTATGAGCGGTAAATCAATATCATACAAATCAGCACACCGAACGAGGTGGGCAAAGACCTTATCATAGAGGTCCCTACCATGAACGGCACATTCATGAAGTAAATTGACGACAATGTCACCAATCAACCTGCGATCAAACGAGACAACACCCACATCTTGGTCATATGTATGTGGTTTTCCAGTAGTCCAATCCATCATCCTCTGGATTGAATTCAGATCAAGCGCACCAAAGTAGCGTCGTGAGACTGATAACCTCTTGAAGGTGCGTTTCAAGAAGTTCATCTCAGCCATGTCCTTGTATGGCCTCGTGATCATGCCCTTGTCTGCCGGTGTGACTGTCAACCCAAGCAGTGAACACTCACGTGAGTAACTGTCAAAATTGAACCACTCAAGCAATGCTGGATGCACAGTGATCATGTTGTCATCTCCGTAGAATGAGCACCTGACGTATTTCATGAAATGATAGAAAGACGCCAACTTTGGTGCATGAACCCGAGCAAGCTTAATAAACGTGTAGCCTGCATAGATCCAATTGATTAGAGAATTATCGAGTGCAGTCTGCGGTTGTCCAGTCATCTGACCACCCGGCATCTGCAAAATCACATCCTTATACAATACGAAAGCTCCATGCATGCATTCGTGTAGGTGGTAGCGCACTAGGTCGTCCTCTGGTTTCCAGTCCTTGTCACAGACCTGATGTATGCGATTGTAGATGCGTGGAAGTCTTTGCATTAGCTCCATTGGTACCGTCGCATCCCAGGCTTTGAAATCACAATCAAAACCTGCCTCTCCAACCTCAACATGCCAATCATAGAGCCCCTGCCAGTCAGAACTTAGGGGATCAATTCCTATTTTGATGGGAATCTCTCTAAAGATAGTCGTAAGCACAGCTGAGACACTGTGGCGATACATCCTGTCAGCCAAAGTGTAGTCGATCGGTGAGGCAATGATGGATCTTGAAGCTGACTGTGCAATTTTTAAAAGCTTGAGTGGTTCATCCTTCAAAGCTCCATGAAAGACAACTGCAGAACGTTCCCTACGTTTAGCCGTTGAAATCAATTTATCAATCGAATGATGCAAAAGTCTGCCGTGTTCAGTTTCAGCAATATGGAAGATGCCATCATCTTGGAGCGTGAAAAGCTTTGCTTTTGTCAACACGCCCATCGCAGTCCATGGAAACCCTGGTGAGCTTTGTCTATAGATTGGATTGCTACCTGGAATGTCCGTGCAACGGTTGATTGCCTGAAGTTTTGTCAATACCCTGACCTTGTAATTGGAATGTTTGACTCGTACTGCAAGGTGTTCGGCTATGGCGTCAGCGACGTGGTCGAGTAAATCGAAGTCGATGTCAAAATGTGGCCTATCCCATTTCATGATGGCAAGTTCAAGAGGATCAGCGACAGTGCAACGAGAATCAAAGCGAGACAAAATAGATGGTTCGAAAGATTCCCCGATCTGTAGCCCTGCGAATGGACTGTTATGATACTTAGTCTTCGTGGGATAGAACTGGATGAATGGTTTGCCATTTCTGAGTGGTTGTCCAACTACCTTAATCAACGAACCTTCGATTCGGTGCCCAACCCTTGGCGCTCTGCGTCGTTTGCGGATTGCTCCGCTCTCGATGCCTTGCGCTCGTGCTGATCACGGATCACTCCGTGCCACGGATTGCTCCGTGGTTCAGCACTTGGAACTCTGCCCCGCTCACGGATTGCTCCGTACTCGACACTTAGTGCTCCTCGCCCCTCGCGGATTGCTCCGCTCCTGGCGTCTTGCACCCTATGCCGCTTGCAGATTGCTCTGCACTCGGTACTTGGCATTTCCGTGCCGGTCTACGGATCGCTCCGTACGCTGACACTTTGTGCCCGGCGTGCTGATCACAGATTGCTCCATGCTCAACACTTTGAGTTCCGCACCGGCCATGGATTGCTCCATGTTCGACACTTGGCGTTTAGTTCCGATCGCGGATATCTCCGTGATCCTCACTTTGCGCCCTGTGCTGCTCGCGGATGCCTCCGTGTGCAGCACTTAGAAGCTTTGCCTCAGGCTCGTAGTACTCCGCACCTGACACTTATCGCTCCGCCCCGTACATGGATTGCTCCGTGTACGACACTTGGCTCTTTGTTCCACTTACGGATTTCTCCGCACCCTTCACTTAGTGCCCGATGTTAGTCGCGGATTGCTCCGTTACTAACACTTAGTGCTCCGCGCTGGGACCTTCTGGTAAACCTTACTCAATCACCACGAATGATGCTGTTCAGGTCTACCTAGC